TACAAGGTTGTAGATCTTCTCGCTGAGAACACTCTGGCTTTGCAGGAGATATTCAATCACATGCACACTGGCCAGCAGCAGATTTTTTTTCACATCATCGCTCAACTCATCGCAATTGCTGACTTTGCTTTGTAGGTGTCGATAGAATTCCTGTGGGTTTTCAAAAATTTGGCTCATGCCAAAAATATACACAATTTAGGTAAGAGAATCAATTGCCCGGATATGCTCATCCCAGAACTTGTCGTCATCCATTTTCAGGTAATCTGCCATTGAACGAAATTCTGGCCATTGCAGATGCATGATGGCCTTTTTCCTGATCCACAAATTCCCAAAAATAAACATAACTGCTGGGACATAGGGGATCCACAACACCATTGGGATGCAATATCAGATGTCCCACCTCATTGAACCAATACACTGGTGCAGTCCAGATGCCTTGTGCATTGGCACTGGCAATGGTGTAGTAGCAGTCCTTTTGCATATCATTGATCACGTGGTGATCTTTTTTGAACCAGCAAATAATCTTCAACATCCAACATTTGTTGTTTATTACCAGGGCAACCAAAGGTGCGCCACCCACAAGAGGGGGCCAAATCAATACTAGTAAAATTGGGCTACCTGAGACTAAAATAGGTGGCAGGCTCAACACAGTTGCTGCACACCATACCAACAAAAATTTAGTGGATCTGGGTAGTTCTTGATAGTATTTCATTTTCCAAAAAGCCTTGCCCAAAAACCACGCTTTTTGTTGGCTTGCCTGTGCTCTGCAGCCTTGCGCGGAGATACCTGAGGTTCCTGCGGCTTGACAGCCAGTTTCTTCATGCGTGATTCCACAATTTCATACCAGCTCAACAGGTCCACAGCGGCGCCATAGGCTTCCCAAACAATCAACAGTCGTGCAGGACTGGATTGTGGGTCTTGGGTGATATTGCCAATCACAACTGCAATATTCCTGTTTTTGGCATAATCAAATGCTATTGTCAGAAACTCTGCTAATAGATGTGGCTGCACACGGGCTGTGCCACGATACAAGGGTTGATCATATGTTTTGCGGGGCGCAGGATTGCTGTCTCTGTAAACCACACGATCCTTGTAAACTATCTTGTCCTTGTAGACAACACGTTCCTGGATCTGGGTGCGGCCCTGTGGCATAAGACCCTCCAGGCCCTCTTTGGCAACCATGCGCCTAGCAGCATGCAAGGCAGCCTCTGCCTCTCCTGTGCCTGTTTCAGGACGGAGAGCTAGAGTGAGAATGTTTTTGAACCGTTCGCTCATGGTTGCCTCTAGTTGGATCAATGTTAGCGGTTATCTATATCCTGATAACCCACAATATCACAAACACCTTCAACAAATTCATAGGCGTTCTCAATCACACGATCTGACTGATAAACGTCTTCTGCACAATGAATGCGTTGATCCTGCACAAACTTCACACAATAGAGCCACAGCTTTTGGGCATCACTGTTTTGCACATTCTTGAGCATATTGCCCATGTATTCATAACTGGCAATCATAAATCCAATGGGATCCATGCCAGCCCCAATCCCGTCATCCATGCGCCGCACCAGGAAATCTGCCACACGTTGCTGGTCAGGCGTATAGAGCTGAACTTCCTCGGCGTTGACTGGAGTGCGCTGACCCAATTCAAATACCTGTTTGAGCAAGGGCATAAGGTTGTTGTTGACCTTGCCTAGTTCATCAAACATCAGCTCTTCCAGCAAATGATCAACCTGCATTGTTGTGCTTCCTATATGCTGCCAGGATCAGAGACTCCATTTCAGGATAGCTGTGATCTTGCACATCCTCATCAACAGTCTCCAGCTTGAGCATTTCCTCTGCAACTTGCTCAGAGCAGACGTCAGAAAGATCAGGATCATCTTCCTCCTCGTCTGGCTGATTGTTCATGAACATTGCGGCCCATTGTGCTAGAAAATTCATGATATCCTGATCATCAGAGATGCGTATAAACAACACTCGCCTGTTTTCAAAGGGGTTGGGGTCCTGTTCCTCAGGGTCCATGGTAAAATTCCTTGATTGTATATGTTACTATTACATGCACTCTGTGCAATGCACTCTGTGCAATGTCAATTGTTAAACCTTGTTCCAGTGTGCCTTCACGCAGCTACGGGCACGCTCACGGGTCATGCCCAGGTCCAGGATGGCCAGTTCAATCACCTTGTTGATATCATGGCCCAGATCCTTGTGTGCACGGATCAGACGGCGCACCTTCTCGGCCCAGGTGAGCTCGCCGTCCTTGGTGATGCGCACTTCCTTGCGGGCAGGAATCACAGGAGCCACCACCACCTTGCGCTCAACAGCAGCAGGAGCAGGAGCCACAGGAGGCACAGGCATCTTGTTGCCAGGAATCACCATCTCGCCGATCTTGCGCATCTGCGGCACCTCAGGCAAGGGCTGACCCTGGGGAGCCCAGGCGCAAAAACGATTTACACGCCCACGAGTCTTCTTGAGCACACGGCCCTGACCAGCCTGGATCTTGGTGTGGATCAGCTTGCTCACCGTGACCTCAGTGCCACAGGTGGCGCGGTAGGTGATGCCACCGCCCTTGGGGGTGGTTTCATAATCATGGCGGGTGTTGCCATTGCCACCCAGCGCAGTGCAGATGCGGCGCCAGCCTGCATCATGCTTGCGGCCCAGATCAGGACGGGCATAGGTAACCAGGTGTGCCACTTCATGCGGCACAGTGTTGTCCATCATGTCCTGGAAATGCTTGCCCTGGATGATTTCACGGTTGAACCTCAGCTTGAAGTCCTGGGCTTTGCGGGTGAACATGCAGAAGCGGCAAGATGCCCAACCAGCAGTGCGGCCCGTGAGATTGAACAAAATTTGCGGCTCAATTTTCACGCCATACAGGGCTTCAGCCTTGGCCAGCACCTGGGCGGTCTTGCTGCGGATAGCATCGAAACGGTCTTGCATCACTGGTTTCCGTTGCTTACCTGATCAATATAGCACAGGCTGACCAAATGTCAACCACTTTCTTACCCCAAAATCACCCACCAGTGGCTGCCCTGGGCAACGGTCTGGCCCCAGCACCCAGCATATTTCTCACCCTGGTCCAGGACCAGGTAGCTGACGCCAGCAGCCTCGAGAGCCTGCGTCACGTCGGCAGTCAACTTGGTGCTGTCCATGCCATGGCGGTAGAAGAAGCCACGGCGAACCACGATCTGGCCCTGCTTGTTGCGGCCGATTGCGACATCCATCCCCACCAGTGCATCTCGAATCTCTTTCATGGTGTGCTCCTTGCTCTATGTGGGCATTATAGCACGTTGGCTCTTGAGTGTCAACCAAAAAATCGCCCAATGGTGAAAAAAATCTCAGCCTGTGAGCAGTATCCGCACACACATTTCACCAACGAGCCCCACGAGAATGGGCTGGTTCTTGCTAACCTGTTGATATCTTTTGAAAGCTAACCCATTGATCTCATTATATCTGCAGGACCCGCCCTTGTTGTGAGGATCCTCAGCCCTGGGCCTGGAACATCAGCACCGCAGCGCCCATTTCCCGCCACATCCGCTCTTGCCTCTGCAGATTCATCTTGCGGGTCTTGCACAGATCACGGATCTGTTCAAACACCTGCACCATGTGTGCATGGCTCTTGAAACAATCGCGCAGATATTCATCTGCAGCCTCATTGGGCACATACAGCATGTCATCAGCCACAAAGGCCAGGATATGATCGCCCTTGCTCTGCACCACAGTGTTATACACACGGGGACGATCTTCCTTGCGCATGGCAGCAGCACGGTCAGCAGCTTGATCCCAGGTCAACATGTGTTGTGCTCCTTGCTCTCTATGACCCCATAATAGCATGATCACAGCCTGAGTCAACCAAAAAATCACCTAATAATCTTGCGCAAATGAGCAAAAATGCACAATTTTTATATCTAGAAAACGCTTGACCCAGAGGCGGTAGATGCTATAATCAGCCCATACAACGGCAGATAAGGGGCCAAACAGCAACCAGGGCACGAAAAAAGGTGGACTAGACACACCTTTTTTGGTAGACAACCCGCCCAAACGCTGCTATATTGGCCACATAGAGAGCAAGGAACACATGCACATGGAACTCAATAACGCTTTTGTTCGCGTCCACACTGGCGCTACCAAGGCTGGCGTTGAAATTCGGGACACTGTGTTCCGCCTGCTGGGACACCTGCAGCGCAACGAGATCGGCATGTTCATCACCGTGGACGGCAAGGACGTCAACATTGATGGCATCCGCAACGGCAAGAACCGCATCTACCTCACCAAGCCTACTGACTATGAGATGCTGGACGCCAAGACTGGCGCCGCTGCTGTCAAGGCTGATGAGGACGAGGATCAGGGCCGCACTGACGATGAGATTGCTGCGGACCTCAAGGAAACTTTTGACATCCTCAGCGAGATGACCAGCGCCGTGGCCAACGGTGTGGTGAAAGGCCTGGTTGTCAGCGGACCCGCTGGCGTGGGCAAAAGCCACACTGTGGAATCCACTCTGGATGACACCCTGGGTGTGCAGGCCAAGCTCATGAGCCGCCTGCCTCAGTATGATGTGTTCAAGGGCAATTTGAGTGCTATTACGCTGTATATGACCCTCTACAAGTATAGCGAGGAAGGCAGTGTGCTGGTGCTGGATGATTGTGATGGTGTGCTGTATGATGAAGATGCCTTGAATATTTTGAAGGCCGCTTTGGACACCAAGAAGGTGCGTCGCATTCATTGGGGCACCAACAGCCACATTCTGGAAAAGGAAGGTGTTCCCAGCTCTTTTGAATTCAAGGGCGGCATCATCTTCCTCACCAATATTGACTTTGAGAACTGCAAGAGCGCCCGCATTATCAACCACCTGCAGGCCATCATGAGCCGTTGCCACTATATCCGGATCAGCATGAACACGTTGCGTGAGCGTGTGATCCACATGCGCAATGTGGTGGAAACCACCAACATGCTGGCTGACTATAACTTCACCAAGAACGAGGTTGATGAGGTTATGAATTTCCTGATGGCCAATTTGAACAAGCTCAGGGAAGTGACCCTGCGCGCCGTGCTCAAGGCATGTGACCTCAAGAAGGCCATGCACACTACCTGGGCCAAGACTGCACTCCGCAGCCTCTGCAAGTAATCAAGATATAGTGAGCTAGGATTTGGTCCTAGCTCACTATATCACACTATATGGGACTTGCGTTTGGTATATTTGCGTTTGGGTAATTTGGGTGTGCAATTGATACCATGGTATCTTGTATGTGTGGTTTTATTTTGTGTCTGGTATCCACATGCAGAGCATGTGAGCCAGAGTCTCGTAGGATCATTTAATGTCCGTTTCATGGACTCAATCCTATTGTTCACATGATCTGACGATTGAGGTCTTCCTCTGAGTTTAGCTGCATGTTTCTCTATAGATTCTGGTGATTTAGGTAGACCGGTTTTTATTTGACGCAAGTGTTCAATTGTTTCCGGTTTATGCCGTTTGCCTGTTTGACGTATACTGGCATTTTTCCTATATTCATCGGATTTGGGAGGCATCTTTCTGCCTCTCTTTTTTAAACCTGCTGCCTTGTAGTTGGCCATAGCCTTGTCCGACCTTGTATATTTCTGTCCTAAATTGTGGAAGACCTTTGCATTATCACCTTGGCGTCTATACCACTTATTAAGGCAGTTATATTCCCCCAAATGGGCGGATATTATATCTTGTTCAGCCCAATAAGCCTCATCAGGATCTAGATATTCTGCAATTATGACAGCATCAAAATTATCCGGAGTGTATTTTTGTAGCAGTTGTTTGATAATTTTTGAACTTGTGAAATATTTGACCCATAGGTCTTGGATGGGCCGTCTACCCAGTAATATATGTGCTGCTCTAAATCCAAAGTAATATTCCCCTGTGGGTAGACAAGTAATCTTGTAGACATATGCAGGAATAGGTTGTAGATTGTTAGTCATGCTGAATGCTCCCAATAAGCGTTTAGAGTGGGTGGGTGTTGGTAGCACCGCGATCCACACTTTATTTATTGACATCATACAGTCTCATGTTACTATATGCAATATACAGAGGTGATAACAGTCATGAAGCGAGTTACAGCGACCATTGAGTTTGTTCTTGATGGAGAGGACGAACTGTTGAAGATCATGAACAACCAGGAACTGGCTGTGGAGATCAGCGATCTCCTGGAGAGCGAGCGAGGCGGCATGGCTGAATTTGGCAGTGCTGGGGTGCGTAGCATCCAGGTAGACGAGATCTGATATGACCTTGGACGAGGTTATCGCCACCCTGGACACCACCATCCAGGGCAAGCAGCAGATGCTCACAGAGTTCAGCAATGCAGCACCTGTGAGAGACCCTGTGCGCAACATGGTGGTCACGTCCACCTGTGCGTTCCTGCGCATCAACCTCACAGAGCTCAACAACATACGTGAACATCTGCTACTGGTCAAAGAAACCACTGCCCTGGACCAGAACCAGGCACAGCAAGACAGCTGGCGCGCCAATCCTGATCGCATGGGTGGTGCATATACTAGTGAAGAGATTGCAGAAAGCCGCGGATGGCGCTAGTATAACAACAACAAGGAGACAAGAATGACCAGTTTTTTGATTGTAAGTGTGATGGTTGCAGGTATTACGCAGGGCCGGCCCATGGAATTGCAGAGTGTCACCAGCAACTGCTACACTGAGCAACTGGTGGTGGATGGCATCAACAAGAGCAATGTTGCCAACAACGTGAATGTGCAATACATCACCAAATGTGTGAGCAAGTAAATCCCATGCCCACATTTACCATGCTCATTGGTGTGCCAGGAAGTGGCAAAAGTACTTGGCTGGCTAAACAGTCTATTGACTGGACTAATACGGTAATCGTTAGTACAGACAATATTATTGAACGTAGGGCTCAGGAGCAAGGTAGGGCCTATTCAGAGGTCTTCCACAAGGAGATTAAGAGTGCTACATCAGAAATGAATCAAATTTTGCGTGATGCCTTGGCCAAAGGGTTGAACATCATAAATGATCAGACCAATACTACGGTGAAATCCCGCAAGAACAAGCTGGCTGCGTTCCCTGCAAATTATCGCCGGGTGGCTGTGTTCTTTCGCACACCAGATGATGATGAACATCAGCGCAGGCTGCTCAGCCGTGCTGGCAAGACCATTCCTGTGGCTGTGCTCAACAGCATGAAAGCCCAGCTACAAGAGCCTGAGGCAGAGGAAGGCTGGGACGAATTTGTATATGTAGGTTGACATATCCCCATGTGACTGTATAATCTGGATTATGGATATGCTTTTGCCACAATGTCTTGTTCCAAGGGCATCCCAGAACTGGAGATTGACAGATAATTACTCATTTTGAGTGTGTGCTGAATCAGTTGACAATCGCCTGACAATCCTCCTCAGGTAGGCCGGCGGAGGAGTAATTAGCTGCCTATCAGCGGGGCCCATTGGTCAATACACATTCAAAATTCACAGTCACACAGGCTCACACCTGTTTGTCTGGAAGATTGCAGTAACAGGACAGCGCAGTAGGATGATCGCCGTATATGAGCTACCAGCTGTGAGGCAACTAAGCTCTAGAGTCTTACTGATCATCTTTCTGGAACCAGGAAAAAGCGCAGAGGTGCAATAATCCTCACTGGGAGTAGGTTTGGCAAACCGTTTGATTCCTTGTTATCGCCACCGATTCGAAATGGCAAGGTTCCTGCTGCAATAATAACCCCGCGGTGACTTGTTCACTGTGGGGTTTCTTTTGTATACAGCTGAGTGAAAAAGTTACTGTTCATGCAATCAGGAATGTCAAAAAACTCATCCAGGATGCTGTAGATCAACCCCATGTTTGAGGAATCTTGCCCTGAGGTATGGTAAAGGTAGTGTGCAGATCCTGGATTGCTCGCGGTTGGTTGATCACATATTTGGCAACAGCAGTGGTGGTGCAATTTGCTACAAAATGGCTGGATATTTCATCCACCAGCTGACAAAATATATCACAATCCTGCCAGTCTTGAACAGTGTCCTTGGGATAATTTTCTATAACATATGCCAGATGCAATAACTGTTGTTTGGGCAAACTAGTGCATATTCTAAGTGGACATTTTACCAAATCTAAAAAATAGGGCATACAATTGTTGCCCAGGATTTCATAATGCCTGAGGCAATCCCACCCTACTTTTTTCATTGTAATGGCCCATAAACTGGACCTATAATCTGCATAATATTCATCTTGAGTATCATAGATGTAAGTTGCTCTATCTCTGGGATCTATAAAAGCCTGTTGCTTGGTTTTGCTTATGTTGTGTGATGGCATGAGTTCTTGGGGAAAACCATAGTCAAGGGGAAGATTTGATTGTGATCAAATATCAGTTCTCTTTTGAAATAAAGGCCCTTGCCCACAAACAAATTGTGAATACGGGGTGGATCCTCACCATCCAAAAACAGTATGTGAGTGTTGGGATAATTTTCCAACGCATGATTCAGGATCTCCAAATCCATAAATGGAATTTTATTGAAGATGATCAGATCAAAAAACTTGCATTTGATTTTGGAAATTATATCATCCCTGTCGCAATGCAAATCTGGCAACAAGCCAAATAACGTGAACCCTTTTCCATACAGTTGTGCTAACAAATCTCTGTCATATGACCTATACATGTGATCATGTTTGGGATAATCCACAACATCTGAGCCAAATAAAGATTTCAAACCGTGCAATAAACCATCAGCAGAATAGTCTACCAAATGCATCAGAGGCCAATTTGTGGTATTTCTATGATATAGAATTTTCATAATTGATATTGTGTAGACCTTATATTAAAAGTCAAAAATACAAATCAATTGGATATATCTCGATTATGTTGATTTGTCTCCTCGGCTAGAGCACAGTAATACACTAAAATACATGATGACAATATAAAGGTTTCTCATGAGTGATGTAGCAAAAATTGTGATTGAGGACGAAGTGAATGTTCATATCCAGAACATTGATTTGTCCACCAAAAAGGCTCTTGTAAAAGAGGTGGAATTTTTTCTGCCTCAGGCACGATATTCAGCGGCTTACAAATTAGGTAGATGGAATGGTTGTACAAGTTTTTGTACACTGGGAGGCAAAACTTATCTGAATGTCTTGGATAAATTGCTGCCTGTGCTACAAGACCGAGGCTATGAATTTGAGATTGAGGATCAGAGAGCTTTTCACAAATTTGATTTTCAACTCATTGATGAAAATTATCTGAGTGATCTCACATGGCCCTTTGGACATAGATTTGCCAATCAGAATATTGTGATGCGAGACTACCAGGTGGAAGCCATCAATGTATGTTTGCAGAATTTACAAGGGGTAAATGTGTTGCCCACCAGTGCTGGTAAATGTCAGCCATTATATGCTAAAGTTAAAACACCAGATGGTTGGACTACTATGGGAGAACTAAAGGTGGGGGATCAAGTGATGACCCCAAAAGGTAACTGTGTTCAAGTTCAAGCGGTGTTTGATCCAGGTCACAAGGATGTGTATGAACTTACGTTCAAAGATGGTAGAAAAGTGAGGTCTTGCGAAGACCATGTTTGGCCCATCTTTCATCATGACTGGCAGAACAAATTCAAACTGTTAAGTTTGAAGGAAGTAATTGCATTGAAAAACAAAACTAGGCGATGCATTGGTGTACCACTAGCAACCATGGATCAAGATATTCAACCTAGATCTCTGCCATTAGATCCGTATCTGTTGGGAGCTATGTTGGGCGACGGATCATTTAGACATAACATTGGATTTACATCACAAGATCAATTTATTCTGGATAAGGTTTCCAGCCTACTCCATTCAGATTATGTGTTAAAACATTGTGACAAGTATGACTGGAGCGTGGTGTTTAAAGATCATGCAACTCATATGACGTATAGATCCGAATATACAAAAACTCAAAAGAGGGACACACATGGCAAGATCATTAAAGATCAACAAATTCCTTCATACCATCTCTATAAATCAATTATTGATAAACTAGGTCTTATGGGCACATATAGCCACACAAAATTCATTCCTGAAATCTATCTGAATGCATCCTACACGCAGAGGATAGAATTGATCAAGGGTCTCATGGACACGGACGGATATGTGAGTAAAAGAGGGGATTATTCATATACCACCGTTAGCCCACAATTGGCAGCCGACTTTGTGTATCTGATCAGAAGTGTGGGGGGAATAGCCTATACCAAGATATTAAAAAACAGATCTTATGTGAATAAATCAGGAGACAGAATTCCTGCTAAAGATGCATACACGGTTAGGTTATACCATCCTACACCCGAACTATTAGTGTCACTACCTCGCAAGATAGAACGACTTGGCAATAGCAAAGCAAGGACTATCCCAGTCCTCCACATTACCCATATCAAAAAGGTATCACATGAACCTGTCAAATGCATAATGATTGATGATCCTGATCACTTGTATCTGACAGATGACTTTGTGATGACACATAATACGATAGTGACTGCAACACTCAGCAAAATTGTGGAACCCCATGGCAGAAGCATTGTGATTGTGCCCAACAAAAACCTAGTACAACAAACTGAAGAAGATTACAGGAACATTGGCTTGGATGTGGGAGTGCTGTATGGCGACAGAAAAGAGTATGATTGTCAACACACCATTTGCACATGGCAAAGTTTGAATGTGTTGGACAAAAAGCACAAGGACTGCCTGGACAATCAGCAAATGGATGTGTTCCTCAAGGATTTGGTTTGTATCATATGTGACGAGTGCCACGCGATAAAGGATCAGAATATCCTACACAAGCTGATGACCACTGTGTTCAAGAACATACCCATCAGATGGGGTCTTACTGGCACCATTCCAGAAGAAGAGTTCAAGCAGATGGGCCTGTTCACAGCCATTGGTCCACAAATTGGCGCACTCACGGCCAAAGAACTGCAAGACAAGGGTGTGCTGGCACAATGCCATGTGAGTGTGCTGCAAACACAAGAAAATCTACAATATGGCAATTATCAGGAAGAACTCAAATACTTGCTGACTGATGACAAGAGACTTGCATGGATGGCTGGTGTGATTGAGGAGATCAGCCAAAGTGGCAATACCCTTGTGTTGGTGGACAGGATTGAAACAGGACAAAAGCTCTACAATCAAATCAGCAACAGTGTGTTTATCAGTGGAGAAATGAAAAGCAACGATCGCCGAGAGCACTACAAGGAAATCAATTTCAGTGACAACAAGATCATGATTGCCACTTATGGCACCACCAGTACTGGCATAAATATATCACGAATATTTAATCTTGTGTTGGTTGAAGCAGGCAAAAGTTTTGTGCGAACTATCCAAAGTATAGGACGTGGCCTGCGTATGGCTGATGACAAAAATAGTGTGGAGATCTATGACCTATGCAGCCGAATGAAATTCTCAAACAATCACTCCAACAAACGAAAGGCGTTTTACAGCAAGGCACAATACCCTTATGTGATCAAAAAGATCACGTATTAAATCTTGTAGAGCAGGCCTTGTGTGTGTTCAAACGAGCAGACAAAGTAGTGCAATATCTCAAAGACAATGTCCTATGGGGTTGGATTCAAGGTCAAATTGACTCTACCCTACTATTAACAAAAAAAGATATTGAAATCCTCACGGCATTTGTGGATGGCGCTGCACCACAATGTGATCAAGGCAACTGGATCACCTACGCAAACTATGCTGTGGGATATAGGTTTTGTGGACCTGCTGCAAAATGTGAGTGTGCTAGACAGAGTGTGAGCAAAAAGGTCAGCGTGATCAAAACCAATGCCACACAAGAACAAAAAGATCAAAGTCTAGCCAAACGCCAAGCAACCAATATTCAACGATACGGCATAGCCAATCCGTTGCAGAATGTGGAAAAGATCAAGCAATCCAATCTCAAGAATTTGGGAGTCACCAATCCCAACAAACTCACAAGAGTTAGAAACAAGATTCGATCCACATGTGAAAGAAAATATGGAGGCCCTGCTCCTGCTTGTGACTCAAGCATACAGGATAAGATCACGCAAACCAACTTGTCCAGATACGGAACAGCAAGCACCTTTGAGAATCCTCTAATTCGCGCAAAACAACTGTCTACTCTTGTGCAAAATTATGGTGTAGAATATCCCATCCAAAATCCTGAGATTGCGCACAAGATCAAACAAACCAATTTGAGCAGATATGGATACGAAAATGCAAGCCAAAATCCTGAGGTCATCCAAAAAATAAAAGCAAGCCAACAACACACATTTTTGGACAATTTGATCACACGACTAGAACCACACAAAATAATACCATTGGGACAATTTGATCAAGTGAGCAATCATAGTCAATGGATGTGTGAGGTGTGTGAAAACGATTTTGTATCCACAGCAATAAATGGGAGGGTGCCCAGATGTCCCTGCTGTTATCCCAATCATATCAGTCATCCGCAAAAAGAAATTGCTGACTATATTGCAAGCCTAGTAGGCAGAGACAACGTGCATCATAATGATCGCAAGATTTTGCTAGATACTGATGACAAAAGGCGCAGCAAGGAAATAGACATCACAATACAAGGATATAATCTTGCTATTGAATTTTGTGGATTGCGATGGCATACCGAATTTTTTGGGAAAAAACACAAGAGGTATCATGCTCAAAAAACACAAGGATGCCAGGAAAAAAACATACAATTGTTGACAATCTGGGGCGATGAATGGGAATCCAATAGAAGTTTGTTGAAAAGCATGATAGCTGTGAGGTTGGGGTTGATCACCAACAAATATCATGCTCGCAAACTGAAACTGGCTACTGTGACCAGTCAAATGGCTAGACTATTTTTTGATTCCAATCACATTCAAGGATATGTGAATAGTTCACAACATGCGGCCCTCATGGATGGTGATCAAATCATCATGTGCATGGCATTCATCAAGAGTCGTTTTGACAAAAATTATCAATGGGAATTGAGTAGAATGGCCACAATCAAGCATTCAATCGTTGTGGGGGGAGCAAGTAGATTGTTCTCCTATGCAAAACAACAATTGAACATGCACAGCCTGATATCATATTGTGATTTGAGATATGGCACAGGCAATGTGTATCAACAGTTGGGAATGACCAAAATGGGCCAACCCACACTGGGCTATGAATATGTGGACATCAACAATCCCAGTTATCGAATCAATCGCATCAAACTACAAAAACATAAATTGGGTGATATTGGCAATCAATCTGCCCTGGAATATCTCCAATCACAAGGCATTGACAGATTGTGGGATTGTGGGCACCAAAAATTTGTTTGGACAGCATGAGATTGTAGTCCAACATTGTACACCTAACATGCACCGCCAACCTATTGCACTGAGAATGATTGTGTTTCCAAAATTTAATTTCACATACAGCCTCATGGACGAAATAAATATCGTTTATTGAGTCTCAACAAATTAGTATAAAACCAAACATCCTATCGGGACCAATGTCATGAAAATCTATGATTGTTTTACCTTTTTTAATGAATTGGATCTACTTGAGATCAGGTTGCAAGAACTCTATGATGTTGTGGATTATTTTGTGATTGTGGAAAGTGATACCAGCTTCAGAGGTAACCCCAAACCTTTTTATCTACAAGACAACTGGCAAAGATTTAATAAATTTCATGACAAGATTAGGTATATTCAAGTTGCAAATATATCCCACACCAATATGATGTATGCGCAATATGCCCAAATCAACCAACGTTCTCTAGAAGATGCATGGACCAGAGAACGTTGGCAAAGAGATTGTATTTCACGTGCATTACATGATGCAACCCTTGATGATTGGGTGATCATAAGTGATTGTGATGAAATTCTCAGATCCACAAGTGTTGCAAAATTACGGGACATTACAGACTGTCATAGAGTAATCTTGAAAATGCCTCTCTTCTACTATAAGGTTAATTATATTAATAAAGCACAACCCACATGGGCTCACACAATTGCATGTAAAGGAGCTCATTTTACCAGTGCTCAACAGGAAAGAGAATTTACCGCTTATTGGCTGGCACCTCCACCTGCCAATACAATGTTCCTGGACCACGCAGGATGGCATTTCAGTTATCTGGGTGATAATCAACAGATTATACATAAAATACAAAATTTTGCACATTCAGAGCACGATAATGCGGATCTACTAGCCAAAGTAGATATTAACAAATTGATCAGTTCTGGTGTAGACAAATATGGTGTAGGTCAATATTAGAATATCAGCATAACTGATTATTGGCCCAGCAGTATCTATAATAATTTGCGAACATATTCGCATTGGATAAGTCCCAGTACTGATACAACAATTTTTGACATCTATCCCTGAACTCCATGTAAATATCCTGCATGCTCTTGTGGGAGACCAGATATTAAAATACTTACAGCAGACAACATTGCATTTGATTTAAATCAATTGCCTGAAAAAATAGATGATTTGAGATATTGTGTGTTGGATTACAGTGATCATCACAATGTGGACTATTACTGGCCTCCTCTGGTTTTCCTGGATATCTTCAGTGCTCCATGTGCTGATCTACGCATTGGTAACTACAACATTCAAATGCCACTAAACTGGAGCGTAGTGGTGGGAGACAAACATGGTGGTGACCTGGAAGTCATGAAACTGGTGGACATCATGGACAAGGATTTTGATGTTTTTGTTTTCAATCCCATCAGTGGCTATATGCCAGACTTTCAAATGATTGAAATCATGAATGTGTTTGCAGACGTGCGCTGGTGCTTTCCCAAACTCAAGTTGGGACATTTTCTAGCTGTGCCCTTGGAGCTGAAACCTAAACCTGTGTGTGCATTTTTCATCCAGGATGTGGGCAAAAACGCCGATCTTCTGGATATCAGAGACCTGGTATAGCCATCATGAGTGAACCTCAATTGGTTGCTCAGGCTAGCAATTGAGGTTCACGAGTCTGCCAGTTTACCACTCTGGCTAGGTGTTATGCGCTTTCAATTTGTACAGTCAGACCAGAAGGATCTAGGCTGGTTGCTTCCAAACTCCAGGGGGCAGCGTCGCCACTGGCATACACAAATCCTGTCCCACCATCTGTGTCTGTTTCCAACACAGCCAAATGCGCAGTAAGTTTGGTTACAAAATATGTGCTGTCCAAGGCATCTGTAGCTTGAATATAAGCTTGTCCTGCCACCAAACTATTGCTGGCAACCAAGGTGCATATGCTGCTGCCTTCTGTGGTTTCCATCAAATACTCATTGGTGCTGGTTTGTTTGATGACATCTGCATCCAAGGTTTGTGTGCCATCCACAACAAATGCGTGTGCTAGGATCACATTAGTGCCAGCAGCGGTCAAAACTGCGGTGGCCGCTGCTGCACCAGCTGAGAAAGTCACAGCAGCATCTGCTGCGTTAACGTATCCATCCCCGGCGTTGGTCACAGGCACACTGAGCACACCATAGGTGACAGTCAATGTAGCACCAGTACCGTTAGCACTGTTGGTGGTGGTTGTTCTGGGGTTGGCACTTATTACAGTATAATCGCCAATTGCGTTCACAGTCACGGCATTGACACCAAAACCCAAATTGAAGGTTGTGCCTGCAAGAGTTCCTGGACCGTCTGTGGAATCTGGTTGTACTGGATCTGTGGGCAGTGCTGTGCTTCGCACACCTGCATTTGTGACTGTGACAGCAGTAATGACGCCATCGGCTACTGTGAGGGTGAGAACAGCTGGTGTTGCCCAACCTGTGCTGAATGTAACTGTGTTTCCATCCACAAAACCACCACCATCACCAACAAGACCGACTGTGCGGATTTTCACACTTGCCACAGTGAATGTGGCAGCCGTTCCGGTGCCACCCACGACGGTGAGTATGTTTCCTGGAACATAATCTGCACTGACATCACCTGTGCCGCTAGTAGCAACAGTTGCACTGACGGCCTTCATGTGAACTGTACCCAATGTGGCACTTGTGCCATTTGGTAAATTTGGAGCACTTATACTTACTGTGGGTAGGGTAGTGTAAGTTCCGGCATTGGTTATAGTAATGGAAGCTACACTTTCACCATTGCTGGTGGGAACTGGATTGAAATATTTTGAATTTAACGGTCTTCCCATTGTTATTGGTCTCCTACGTGGCGTTCTAGGCCATACGGGGCGGGTTTGTGCTCCCCATAAAACTGCACCTGTTGCAGTCAACTGTACCTATTTAGACAATTTTCTATCGTGTGTGTTGAGATAGCCAAATTCTCACGTATAATTATCATATGATACAAACTGTTGAGATCACACATGGCCAAAAAAACTGAAGCCAAACGCAGCTACAAGCTTGACATAATGACCGTGTTGGAAGCTGCTGACAAAGGTGTCAAAGAATTCTATACAAATTTAACCGAGGAGGAGCAAAAAGCATTTTCTCCCAGGGTGTTGATCAGATGGCTCAGCACTGTGAGCGACAAGAGTGCTCACAAAGAATATGCAATTTTGGCAACAAATGATCTGGTGAATTTGGGCATGTGGAGTCTCAACAAACATCCAGAATTGATCTGGTTGCTGATGACTGTGGCAGGCACAGGCAAAAAACAATATCATCAGTGGATTCCCATGAGCAAAGGCACCAGCAGCACGCCCAAGTTGGATCAGCTGATCACACAGGTATGGCCACACACCAACAGCCAGGAACAGCAAATGTTGAAGAACTTGCGCAGCAGTCTAGAGTGGCAGGAACTGGCCAAGGACCTTGGTTGGGATGACAAACAAATCAAGGATTTGGTGAATGAGCTCAAAAAAATCTCACGATAATGATGTGATAGATCTCAACAAACCTCACACATGTGAATTTTGTCACAAAAGTTTCAGCAAAGAAAGCACACTGGTGAGTCATGTGTGTGAAAACAAGCGCAGGTGGCAAAATCAAAACACCAGTTATGTGAAAAAAGGATATCTGGCCTATCAGTTGTTCCATCAAAGTCTCACACCACACAAGACTGTGGTGTTGCCCACCTATCAGCAATTTGCAGCCAGCAACTATTACACCAGCTTTACAAAATTTGGCAGCTGGTGTGAAGAAAACCAGATTCAAGAATGGCAACTGTTGGTAAAATGGTTGCTTAAAAACAACAAAAAACTGGACCTGTGGTGCGATTGGCTGGCATATCAGCAATTTCTGCAAGAGATTGTCAACGATGAGCCGCCACAACAGGCACTCAAACGCAGCTTGGATACCATTGCGGCCTGGAGCAAGGACAGTGGCAACACCTGGACAGAATTCTTTGAGAGGGCTCATCCCAACATCATTGTCAACTGGATTATTCAGGGCAAGATCAGTCCTTGGTTTCTCTACAATTGTCACAGTGCTGTGAATTTTTTGGAAAAGTGCAATCAGGAACAACTGAACATGCTGCAAGCACATGCACCCATTAGAAAATGGAAGGTGAAATTCATGAGAATGCAGGAAGATGCAGATGTGATCAAACAAACACTGGAACAGGCTGGTATGTGATAAGAAGGTATAGATACACGATGATATCCCAAGGAGCACACACATGAGTGGCAGTTATACACAACAATATGGATCTGATACAGAACCAGTTGCCTACAACCAACCGCTGTCAAATCCCAGCACCAACATCAGCTACCTGGGCAAATACACCCGAGTGACTGTGGAGGGCAAGGAACTGCTGTTGGTAAATCCACAAGTGATTGATAATTTGGAAAAACAATTTCAAGAGCTGATCAATCGCAGCAATGATCTACTGCAAAGATGTTTGCGTATGCAACAGCAGCAGACTATAATGACTAATGCTATTTCACGCATGGAAAGAGAATTGGGGAACAAAATTAGTTATGACTGATCTCAATTTGCTGGGTGATATTGATATTGATACTGGTGACAGAAACCAATTGTTGAGTGTTCTGGAACACATACCTGCCACTGTGGATCGCAATGGAAAATTTACCAAACACAACACTGGTGTTTATTTCCATCAGGTGCCCACAGATCCTTTCAGCAACTGGTGCAGTTTGCCTTATGACACTGCACAGGATCAGGGATGCTATAAAATAGATTTGCTCAACAACCATGTTTACAGCAAAATCAGAGATGAAAACCATCTCAATCATTTGTTGGAAACACCACCACTTTGGGAATTGTTGCAGCACCGAGAAATAGTGCAAGAATTGGTGCATATCCATCAACATTATGATCTGGTGGAATTGTTGAAACCTCAGAGTGTGCCACAACTGGCCATGGTGTTGGCCATGATTAGACCAGGCAAAAGACATTTGGTGAAAAAATGCCAACAGCAGGGATATGAGAGTATTGCTGAAGAAATTTGGTCACAAGACAATCGAGGCTACACATTCAAAAAATCTCACGCGATATCTTTGTCGATGGTGATTGTGCTTCAATTGAATTTATTGATTGAAACAATCTCACAAGTGTAGTATATTCATCCTATAAGCGAAAAGGACCATTCATATGCGCAAGAGGCTGAGTTTCAAACGTAGTCACAACATGCTGGGTCACACATGCCATATCAGCACTGGTGATCACAAGTTTGTTTTGGTGGAAAATCAAGAGCAGGATTTTCTCAAGAAAAACAAGAGCATCCAGGAGCAGTATTACTGGTTTCGGGCCCCCAGGATCACACTTGATCAGCTGAGAACCACAGCTGAGAATTTGATTCATCTGGAAGACCGATTCAAGCTGGAGATCTGGGCAACCTTGAAAGATGATAATCAGGATCCCATGTTTGATGCCAGTCTCAAGATTGTGGATCAAATGGATGCAGCCACATTTGTTTGGGGCCATACTGAAATGTGGATGAAGTGGGATGATGCCCAGGAAAAAGATTTGAAACAACAGATCAAAGCCAGCAATAAGCCTCTGCGTGCCAAAGTCACCAAGGATGGAAGAGTGCGAGTGAAAGTCACGGTGACCAGTCTTGAAGACTGACCTTAGGTCAATTGCCTCTGCATTGGAATCTATGGTTATGTTTGAGTTGTATGACCATGATACACAATCACAGATTGTCACCTATTTGGCATTGCATGATATAGATTGTTTGCTGCCAAAATGTCTAAATGATGACAACAGCCTCACCATAGCCATTCGCATGGATGGCATTGTGAGGTGTATCAAAATTGGCGGCTAGCTGGTGCTTTTAACCAATTGAACCGTGCGTTTTTTGCTGCGACGGTTTATCAGCGTTTCCAGACTGGGCACAGGGCCACTTTGCACCTGTACCTCTTTCTGACTGAAACTTTTGAGATATCCACGAAATATCCGGAATCTAGCTCCCAGGAACACATTAATGGGCACCTGGCGGTTGCTGCCCCACCAGTATAATTCTCCACAATTCATGAATTCCTGTTTGTTTTCTGTACTCATGGTTTGATCAATCACATACATGTGCAGGAAATTGGTATCACTGTTCTGCACAATGCCAAAATAATCCTTGTTCAAATACTTGATGTGAGTGAGATAGGGCCATCTAGGATCAACTAGAGTGGGCGAGGGGCTGGGTGTGGTCATCAACGGTTATTTAGAAGGTTTAAATACACCTAGGAAAAACTTTTGGCGATCTGATGAGTCTTATCAATCTATACACATATAAACTACCTGTGCAGTTGAGTGAGACCAATCATGGTGCGCCCAATTTCAACAGGCCCATGTATAATTATTCAACCAAAGTATACAAAAACAACAACAATATCATTGATTTTGTTGTGAGAGACAATGATCGCAAGCCAGTCAAGCTGATTGACTGCAAGCTGACTGTGATTGTGCAAAATGTGGCAACTGGCATAACTGTTTTGGAAAAAGCAGCCAAAGTCACAGATGAAATCAAGGGCAGAGCGCAACTGATGATCACAGCCAGTGAAACAGAACCCTGGCTGCTGGGAGGCTATGCATACAACGTCAAGATCACCAGGCCAGGTGGTGCTCAGGAATTTTTGTATGTGGATATAAACAACAGTGCCACAGGCACCTTTGATTTGCTGCCAGCAGTGGGTGGTGAGCTGGTGCCTGCCCAGACCATACTGGGCAGCCATTTCACACCCATGAGTTTTGATTGGGATAGCAATGACGATTGGCAAGTGAGTGGAGCTCAACCAGCCTATAACCAAGTGGGCGCCAATACTGGATCATTTACTATTGCTGTCTATACCACAAATTGGCAAGGATCATTTAGAATTCAAGCCAGTTTGCAGAATCTTGCGCCTACGGAAAAAAGTTGGTTTGATATACCTCTTGTGGGCGGCCAACCTGTGTTGACAATCACCACTGACACTCCCCCCGTGCAAAGTTTGGGGTTCAGTCTCAATGCTCAATGGATTAGGTTCATGTATAAAGCTGGCATCAACAATCTTGGTAGTTTTGACAAGGTAGTGTATAAAATTACCTGATTTGTCAGTATAATAAGCTGTGATGGATATTCAACAGCTTGTGATTCAACATTTGCCCACCAAACGCAGAACCAGCCCACACGGCTGGATTGTGTTTAATGCGCCCTGCTGTCAGCACAGAGGACATCGTGGGGACACCAGAAGTCGTGGCAACGTGAAATTCAGTCAAGATGGCACAATTGGTGGCAATTGTTACAATTGTGGATTCAAATTTAGATTTGATGGTGTCAATCTCAGTGACAGCTTCATATCCTGGCTCACTTGGCTGGGTGTGGAACGCAGTGTGATCCAATCCATAAAATTGCAATTGTTGGCACAAGACATTGAGGGTAGATCTGCTACAAATACCAGTTTGATTACAGCTAATACTACTAATTTTCCATCTGTGGAACTGCCTCAAGACAGTTTGAATATTTGCACTCTATTGGAAGAGGGGTGTGATGATCCAGCATTCCTCAAATGCATGGAATATTTGACCACTCGTGGTGAAGACATTCTCACAGGTTATGATTATTTTTGGTGTCCCAGCACCAAACACAACATGAATCACAGAATAATCATTCCATTTTATCACAGCACTGATGTGGTGGGCTATACTGGCAGATATGCAGGCAAGCCTCCACCTGGAATACCCAAATACTACAACAGTGTGGTTCCCCAGGGATATTTGTTCAATCAGAATGTCTTACAAACTAACAGGCAATTTGTTGTGATTGTGGAAGGACCGTTTGATGCCATCGCCATACAAGGCATCAGTGCCTTGGGAAGTACAATACGTGATTTGCAAATTTTGGCTATCAGCAACAGTGGCCAAACACCGGTTGTGTTGCCAGATCGTCAAAGGAAAAATCAAGATCTGATTGATATTGCTTTGGAATTTGGATGGCATGTGAGTTTTCCTGACTGGGAAGATCAGATTAAAGATGCTGCTGATGCTTGTTTAGCATACGGACAAATATATACTATCACTAGTGCTCTAGCAGCACGCACCAGCAATCCAATTGAAATTGGACTCAAACGCAAGATGTTTCAAGGATAACGCATGTCAGCAAATACAAGAGATTACAATGAAGATGTACAGAAATTGTTGGTTAGCGTTCTCTTGAGTGATGAAGAGATCTTTGCACGTTGCCAAAACATTTTGCAAGCCAAATATTTTGTAAACAAATTGCGACCAGTTGTGAGATTCATGCTGGATTTTGCCAATCAATATCGCGCAGTACCCAAACATGAGCAAATCCGGGCGCAATTTGGCATTGATCTGGACAAAATGGATAGAATGAATCCAGCACTGCAACAAGCATTCCTGGATCAGATTGAAGAATTTTGCAAGAACAGAGCTCTGGCAGATGCTGTGCTCAGTGCAGGTGATCTGATTGCCAAGGGCAACTATGGTGAAGTTGAGAAGCGTGTGAGAGAAGCCATATTGGTGGGACTCAACAGCAACATTGGCATCAGGTATTTTGATGATCCCAGAGCACGACTCATGAAGATCAAAAACAGCAATGGACAGGTGAGCAGCAGTTGGAAATCAGTTGATCAAAAGCTGTATGGTGGATTGAACAGAAAAGAACTCACCATTTGGTGTGCCGGCAGTGGTGGTGGCAAAAGTGTCACCATGCAGAACATGGGTGTGAACATGGCCCGTGCTGGATTGAATGTGATTTACATCAGTCTAGAGCTCAGTGAGGAAATGATCAGCATGCGACTGGACAGCATGGTGAGCGGGGTGGCCACACATGAAATCTTCAAGAGACTGGATGATGTGGAAATCAAGGTGCTGCAAGCCGGCAAAAAGAGTGCTGACTTGCATGTGAGGCAGATGCCACAAGGCACAACCACAAATGACTTGCGAGCATATCTCAAGAATTATGAGATTGAAACAGGTCACAGGTGTGATGTGCTGATTGTGGATTATTTGGACCTCATGTTTCCCAACAATAAGAAAATTGATGTGAGCAATCTCTACATCAAGGATAAATATATAACGGAGGAGTTGAGGGGGTTAGCCATGGAAACAAACATGGTGGCCATCACAGCTTCACAGTTGGGAAGGTGTTTAACATTGGATACACAGGTGCAATTGGCAAACGGACAACAGATTACTATTAGCAACCTCAAGGAGGGTGATCTTGTTCAAGGATCAAATGGAGTAGTTAAAGTAGTAAATGTTTTCCCCAAGGCCAAACAATTGGTATTCAAGATAAAGACAAAAAGTGGCAAAGAAATCAAAGCTACAGCACAGCATAAATTTCCAACTGCAGAAGGAACAAGGAGCTTGGAACATGGACTTACAGTTGGACAAAAACTCTATATCAAAAATTCTGAATGAATTATGGACAAGAAACCAAGGCAAGGGGGCTCAATCCACTCTTGTGAGTAGGTTTAAATCAGTAGTGACTGCATTGGACGCTAGGTATCCACAAATAGATAATTATGGACAGAAAGCCTATCTGTGGGTTAATGATCTAGACTCTGTACCATTATGTTATTGTGGCCAACCAACCATTTGGAAAAGTTACACAAGAGGATATGGTGAATATTGCGGTATCAAATGCATGAGCAAGTGTCCTGTGACTCTTCAAAAAAAATCAGCCACTGTGCAAAATAGGTACGGGGTGAGTCACTTTTCCAAAACAGAGTTGTATAAAACCAAATTTAAAAATACCTGTATGGACAGGTATGGTGTGATAAATCCGGGGCAAATTGTTGATCTAAAAATCAGAAGATCCAAAACAAAAAGCCAAACATATCTCTTGAATTTAATCCATATCAACGAACACCATTACACTCCATTATTTGAATATGCTGAATTCCAAGGTGTGCATGAATCTAGCATGTGGAGATGTGTGAAATGCAAAACGGATTTTGAAATGTGCAATTTGATACAAGGTATCAGATGTTCCTCATGTTACCCTAAAACAAGATTGGTGGGAGAAAGCAAACAAGAAATAGAAATTGCAGACTGGCTCAAATCTTTGAATATATCTGTTGAACGCAAAAATCGCACCCTATTGAATGGAAAAGAGTTAGATCTATTGATTCCTGATCATAATTTAGCTATTGAGGTATGTGGGTCATATTGGCACAGTGACAGATTTGTGGATAAATTGTATCATCAGCAAAAAACAGTGCAATGTGAACTACAAAACATACAATTAATAACCCTGTTTGATTTTGATTTGAAAAACCAAAATATAGTGAAAGACATGATCCTACACAAACTGGGTCTGAGCACCAAGAAAAAATTTATGCCCAGACAGGGAACTATACAACAAATCAATAGCAAACAGGCCAAAGAATTTAACAATTTATATCATCTGAGAGCGCATGCTGCTGCAAGCCATCATTTTGGTTTTTTTGTAAATGACGAATTGATTGCAGTGTCTAGCTGGAGCAAGAGCAGGTTTGACAAAAATAGTCATGCACTGGAGCTTGTGAGGCTGTGTTCCAAGAATCCAGTGTCAGGATTGCTGGGAAAAATGACACACTATGCCTCAAAGGTACTGAATGCAAAAACAATACACAGCTATGTTGATTTGAGGTATGGATCTGGTAGCAGTTATCAATCCGCAGGATATAATTTAATACGCACAACCAAACCTGGTTATTGGTATGTGGACGGAAATGCAACATGTTACCACAGATCTTCCTTTGCCAAAAGTAACCTCACACATTTTCCAAATTATGATCAGAACAAAACAGAATTTGAAATCATGAATGAACTTGGGTATCATAGAATATGGGATTGTGGTAACAAATTATATGAATGGAAATTGTAATGGATTTTTTTGAAGAAGATGAAATCATAGAGATTGAAGTAGTGGGTTGGGAAGATACTGTGGATATTGAAGTATCTGATAACCATTTGTTTGTAGCCAACCAAATTCTCACTCATAATAGTTCAGTTAATGAACTAGAACATGATCACAGTCACATCGCCGGTGGTATCAGCAAAATTCAAACAGCAGACAATGTGATCAGTATTCTTGCCACACCTGCCATGAGAGAGCGCGGACAATATCAATTTCAGTTTCTCAAAACACGCAGCAGCAGTGGTGTGGGCAGCAAGATCATCATGGGCTATGATCAGGAAACCCTGCGCATATTTGATTTGGAAGAAGGCGATGCAGATGTGCCAGTTAAAACCGCAAGTGACATGTTGGCAGATTTGCGTAGAAAGAACAATCAGGCTGCAACAGGCACTTCAACAACAGAGAACAAAAAACCGGATCAACCATCAGTTAATCCGGTGAAAAGTGTAGTCAGTTTGAAAGAACTTACAAGTTTGATCAAGCGTTAGGGGCTGAAAAATCCTGGCGTGCATGAATTCTCTTGAGCATGTTCATGGCTTTTTGTGTATTTTTACTGTCAGCAGCCAACAATCTTTCAAAAGCAATAGCCATTTCTGTCATTTCTTGCCTATTAAGGTCATCTCCCTGCCGCATTTTGCGCAAGGCTCTGTTGAACAAACTTATGTCAGCCAACCCTAATATATCTGCCAGTTGACTTGGATTGATGCTGCCTTCCAGTTTGTCATGTGGCATTACATCTGTGTGTTTCTGATGATCCTCTTGATCTTGACTGGATGTATTATGAATCTCTTGCAATCTGCGAGCAATACTACGCATTTGTTCAGCTAAAAATTGTGCCATAATCCTGAGTTACCCCTGAGTATTTGTTATATTTATAGATTTTTTTTGAAACCGTTTCCACCATAAATAATTCACAAACAGCTGGAATTTTGCGTTGAAGACCACAAAGAACATAATAGAAGAGCTGGGGCACCTGGTTCCTGTCAAAAACAAGCACACTGTCACTGAGGCCAGAGCCATGCATGTGATCAGCAGTGCTATCAATCTCATTGAAAGCATCAAAGCAAATTATTCAGTTGATCTGTCTGAAGATCTCACCAAGAGGCTGATCAAAAGCATCATCAGTAAGGATCCTCAAAAATTTCAACGCAAAATCAGTCAAATAAAAAAACAGGAAAAACAAAATGGCAATAACTGATGCTGAACTAATAAGGAACATGATTAACGTTTTGCAAGAGTCGCATGTGCCTGCAAACTCAATTGATGAAGCTGTGGCCACTGGTGTTCTTCAGAGATTGGGAAAATATAGCAAAAGTTTCCTCCCTGGCGGAGGTGGCCAAGGACAGAGAGAAGTTCAGGCGGCTGGTTACAGCTATGCCAAAATTTGGCAGAAATTCATGCAAAGAGAAGGCACCACCTACAAGGATGTGGATTGGCAGGATTTGCGTAGATTTTTGAGCAGTCCTAATATAGCAAGATCATTAAAGTTGTCTGATGATCTCATGGGCAGTCCCTTAAACATCCAGGAAATTCAATCTATTGTGGCAGACAAGAGGGTACGCAATGCCATTGCCAAGGAGATAGACACGGCTAGAGCGGGTGATAACACACATGCTCCATTGGACAAAATTTTGCCTGCAACTGGTAATATTACCAGTCTAATGAATGTGGAAATTGGCGGTGCCCCAGTGGGCGCAGATGATCAAACCAGCCAGGATACTAGAGCCAAAAGAGCCAAAAGAGCTGAAATTATAGTATTGGCAATTTTGGAAGCCGCTGTTGTGCTGATGTTTAGGAAAGATCAGGGAATGGAACCTTCCAGCACACCTGTTGCCCCACCATCAGCCACTGCTGCTCCCGCAGCACCTGCTCCTGCTGCGCCTGCTGCTCCCGCTGCGCCTGCTGCGCCTGCTCCCGCTGCGCCTGCACCTGCTGCTCCCGCTGCGCCTGCTGCGCCTGCACTGACCCCACAACAAATTCAATTATTGATAACGATCTTTGGTGTATAATATGACAGCAATTACTCTCTTGGAAGATTACAGGCAAAATAAATTCAAGGATACTCTTTTTGAAACAGTTGCTGATGTAAGTTGGGGATTGGAGTTCTCATCTATCCTCCTGGAAACTAGGCAGGGATTGGAAACTGCTATAAATGAGTGGATAAAATATTGTGAACAGTATTTCATGCTCACCGAAGCTGAATCAATGTCAGATGAACAAGCTGATGATGTCATAAACCAATTTCTTGCTAGGCGCACTATTCCCCGCAGTAATTTGGATACACTTCATAATAAAGTTACCTCAGCATCATCAACCAAACCACCCAGTGGAATGATGGCCAAGTTCAAAAGTATGGCTGCTAAATTTTTGGCACCCATACAAAAATTCTTATCCAAACTCAATCAAAAAACCACATACCCGCCAGTTGATGATGCAATACAGGCAATTATTAGACGGATAGAAGAAAAAACAGATAATGACCCACTAATAAAGAAACTATTACAGGGTATTTTGGCTATCGCTAAAAAAGGTGGTTGGTTGGGAAGCGCAGCACTGATTGTTATGGGTGTTGCTCAAACTATTCTGGGATTGCCATTTTTGGGAACAGCAGGCATTGCCATCAGTATTATTGCTGTGGCTGCAAGAATAATTGCAGATTTGGCGGCTGGTAAAAGTCTAGCATATACAATGGGCAAGGCCGCCGCACTTTGGGGTCTGGGATATGGGGCCAGACAATTGTTTGATTTGGTATGGCCCTTGTTACAACAGGCTGAGTCATTGCCAGTGCCGCCAATTCCTCCAGAGGTAAGAGCTGGTGCTAGCTCTACTCCCCAAGACTTTGATCCTACTGAATGGGCACCCACAGACAGTTCACAGGGAGAGATTCCAGGAGACGCCGACGCCGCAGTCCGCGCGCTCGGCGGCCCCATCACTAATTTACCATCAACAGGCAACAGTTACATAGATAAATTGCAAGATCTATATGGAGCACCTATTGAATCATATAGTGGATCTTTTAGAGATGCGTTTGCTGCTGCAAGAAAGGAATTAGGTACCGGGGGAATTTTTAGCTGGACAGATCCCACCACTGGCCAAATAAAACCATTTACAACAAATACCAAGGGTGAAGGACAATTTGCCAATCTTGCGGGCAATGTGGTGAATTATTTGAGAGGTAATAGATAACATGGCACGAGATTGGAGAGCAGAACTCACAGGAATGGAAGATACTGTGGACGCACAACAAATAGTTGATGCGTTAAAACGACATGGCTACTCAAAAACTGATATAGCAAAGGCATTACAAGAATTCATGGCAGACAATCCCACCGCTGGAACATCTACACCAGCTACCTCCACAAAGCTCACTGTTGCTGAAGTTTTGGAAATGATAAAAGATCCTTCCCGGCATGCTGATCTCAAAGCAAGATTCGATGCCATGGCAGATCCAGACAAAGCAACTCTCAAAGCAGAGGTTGCCAAGATTATTGCTGCTGCAACCCAACCCAACCCCGACGCAGCATATAATGCGGCATTGGTACAGCCTGTGACTAATGCTGTTTCAAAAATTGAATCTATTGTTGCAGCAGCTATACCTAAACGCACTAAAATGTTGGATATAATAGAAGTTCTCAATTCCATTATTCCTACACCAGCTTTGCAGATAAAAGATGAAACAGGTGTTACTTATGCTGACAAAATTTTGAAAATATTAAGCCAGAATACTGATAAATTTGGAACTATTGCAACACCAGGAGATAAGTTTGTTAAATTGTTGACTCCATCTATACAAACAAACAAACGAATCACCCTGCCTCAGACTGCATTAGAAAGCCAATTGCGTCAACTTAAAAAAGCTGCGGGCATTATATGAACCTACAAGAAAGCAGCCTCTTACACAGCCTCAGCAGTCTCAAGCGTTACAACGCCAAAGACATAGCTGATCTTTGTTTCTTGTATATGGTGGCACTGCATATCTTGAGAAGTGAATTTGATTTTGCACCACAAGCAAGATCATATGCCAGTAAAACTCTGGGCTCAGGTGACTTTCAGAATATTCGTCTCAACAAAACTGATTTGTATCAGTTGTTGAATATCTTGTTGGCACAAGACATTTTGTGGACAGATCAACTGCAAAATCCCTCAGCCAGTCACACTTTTCTCACAGACATATATCTCAACCATGATGATGTGGTGAAATTTTTGCGCAACATCCAACAGGGTGGATTCAATCCCACACAGAGTGCTAGATTGCTGCTCAAGATGGAAAATCAGTTGAAGGTCAGCACCACCAATTACAAAAGTGTGAGACGTATTGCCAGTGATTGGAACAAGGGTCATGTGGACAAACATGCCAAGTCACTGGTTGTAACAAGGTTACTACAAGCTTTGAGGCACAAGGCACTGCAAGGGGATCTGAGGGTTCTTTTGGAACAACTAGCGCAGTCGCAGAATTTAGAATACAATGATGCCTGCAATCAAGAAACCGGTGCCAACTGTGGTGTTTCCGCACAGATGTCATCTACAAAAAAAGAAAAAAAGCCCAGTCTTCTCAAGCAATTGGCTGTGGGAACAGGGTTGGGTATAGGTGCCTATCTGCTAGGAAAGGCCCTATTTGCACCCAAGGATAAGAAATGAAAATAAAAGAATTACAAGAAGCCATCAAAGGCTGGAAACATGCTAGCAGTGATTTGGTCAAGATGAGAGCTGCAACAAAAGCAGCTGGACAAAATGTCAAATTGGTGAGTCTCAAGAAAGACGGCACGGAAAGCCGGATGCACGATGCTACCAAAACTTTTGATACAGAAGCACAGGCAAGAGAATATCACGATAGAATAGTAAGTCTCAATCCAGGAAAGACTATTCGCCATCACCTGTATGTGGATAATAAACCACCAGAGATTTTGACAGAAACCAGCACAGGTGGAGGCACCAGCAGTGGAGCAATAGCCAGTGTTGTGAATCCATTTGGCATAGTCATGCGCAGGCCCAGTTTGTTTGGTTATGTTCCTGCAAAAAAACGCAGCAAACCTCAGAAAAACAAACAGTAATATAAATACCTGTGCAACAATGCAACCTTAACAAGGAGAAATAATTATGGCCTATGGTCAAACCAATGTAAATGAAGGTGCTCGTGGCGGTGAATTCCTCACTGGCGACCTCAGTTACTTTACAATCAAAACTGTTGTTCCCTGCTATCCCACCAATGTCAAGGCTCCTCTTGCTGATGCACTCAAAGCCCGTAATTGGACCAGCTTGGCTGTTGCTAGACCAATCACAGTTGTGGATGGCAACGGGGCCAGCGTGACTTATGACAGTGATGCTGAATACACCAGTGCTTACAACAAGCAACAAAACCTGGACACTCTCATGGCCGTGTTTGCCACAGGAGCCAATCCAGTTGTGGTAAACATTTCTGCTGCTATCAGTGCCGATCCCAGTGCTGCCAATGCAGCATTCCCCTCTACTGCTGTGGGCGTGGCAGATAATGAATTTGGTACAACATACAACGATCCTGACACTGCTATCTACACAGTCAACATTGTTACTGAAAAGGCTCGCAGCTGGTTGGTATCTGGCACTGGTGCTGGATCCAATGCAAGTGGTTATCAATTGCTTGCTGCTCTGGACGGCGTGCCAGTTCTCGACACAACAGCAGTCACACCTGCTGGTCCCCAGGATGCAACAGCCATTGCTATCGCTGTTGCCACTGGTGCCTTTGTTGTTGATGGCGCAAGTGTTAATAACAACATTGTGGCTATTGCCAGCGAAACACTACCCAGTGTTGCCTAATCTGTTTTGATGGGTTTTTGAAGCAAAAGGCGCAGAGATGCGCCTTTTGTTTTCTCTATGCACTTTTGATGATTGCCATGATAAATAATCAATCATGAAAGTAGATAATTTAGACAACAAATTGTGTAAAACTGTTTTTGTAAGACAGGCTGGCACAATACGGGCTGTGAAAATTCCTGTCAAGAACACACCCGCAATCAATCAACATCCCATGTTTCCAATTGAAAGGCCCAGTGCAGATGGCGGAGAATGAACTAGCAAAGAAAACCAGTGATCTGGTGAATCGCAGCATGAGTGAAGTTATCAAAAGCATGGATGCTCTGGCAGCAGAGGGTCTGATCAACCTTACAGCAGCAGTGGATCAGGAAAACAGAGCCACTGCTGAAAAGATCCTGGATCAAGAACAACCAGAATCTCAGGAGATACTCAATACAAGAGATGCTCTCAGAGAGATCAATCGCTTGGGTGAAAATCTCCTGGAAACCAATCAGCCCCTGGACAAAATTTGGGAAATGATTGGCAACACGCAGCAATCTGAATGGCGTATGATGTGGCCAGCCATTCACAGAGATATCATGATTGCCTTGTATATGGAAGCCACTGATGAGGACACTGACAGCATCAGTGCTGATCAAGCACAAGAGATTTATGACTACAGCCAGGATTTCATTACAGAAACACATGTGATTTACAAAAATCAATTGTGTGAGGTTACAATTGCCCGAGGACCATCCGGAACCCTGGGCATTAACTATTTGGGGAAAACCAAAATGGTGAACAGAACTGATGTTACAAAAATTGACGAACATGTTTTGGGCATGACACAGATGCCTCATCTGGGCAGAATCATGGAGTTGGCTGGTGTGCAACCCTCGGCCCCTGTGACTGCCTCAGCCAAACAAGTGTTCAATCCAGACGATGCACCCATTCGCAACACTTTGCTCCAACAAATACAGAAAAATCTACAGGAAATAGCCAATCTGGAACAAAGCGATCAACAGGATGCCAGCAAGGCTCATGCCTTGGCTGAAAGATTGGTGCGTAGAGCTCAGAGACTGTTGAGAGAATATCAAAACAACAGTAACAACACATGAAAATTGTGGAACTTGCATCAGGCATCAATGTGATTGTCAGTAATGAGGAACACCAACTGTTGGATCAGATCCAGGAACACAAGGGCATGATGTTCAAAAAGGATCTGGACCTCAGGCAGCAAGTGGTGGCTGGAAATTTGGTAAATCGGGATGTGTTGACAAGAGCACGCAAAGATGGCAAAATTTGTTATGTGTTGCCCGACCCATCAAATGTTTGGAGGATTTAGATCATGACTGTCAGCCCAAAAGAACGTGATTCCATGGCCAGGCTCATGCAAATCATGAATGGTGATGCAGCACCTGCTGTTCCCACGCAGAGATTGCAGGAAACTGTGCAAGACCCTTTGATCTTACCAGGGGCTGGCCAGATCACCAATCAGGACATCTCAGCAATGGCTGATGTGATACATAGGCTGGAAAATGCAGTGAACAACGCTAGTGGTCACATGATCAACAGCAATGTAACTGACAGCCAGTTGCAGGAAGCTTTGATCACCAAGCCCACACAATCTGGTGTAAAAATTGGTATCTATAAAATTGATCAAAGTCTTGACGAAAACCGTGTGGCAGGCAAACAGAGTTTCAATGTGGTGAACAGTACAACTGGAACCATGGTGGCTCACGAACTCAGTTTGTATGAAGCAGCACATGCACTGGTGAGGTATCTCAACAATGGCAAATACTTCAACAGTGTGGAAGTGCGTCAATTGTTGGAAGCAGAAGCCAGCTACACCAGTCACAAAATTGATGCTGTGCGATTCCATCGCATGATGCTCAAAGCCCAAAAATCAGGCGACGGTACCAAAAGCCAGCTCATGGAAACTAGAAAACAGGCCAGCCTGGACAGGGCCATGGAAGCCAAACGCCAGGTCAAATACATCTACAATCATCAATGAAAATACATCCCAGCGCAATTGCCAAAATCGCCAACATTGTCAGCCCACAACATCCCTATTTGCGTGTGGAAATCAGGGCTGGGGGATGCACTGGTTTTGAAAAAGTTTTCACTCTAACCGATCAAGCAGATGTGGATGATCTGGTTTTTGAGGGCATAGTGCTGGTGGATCCCATCAGCCATGAACTCATTGAGGCGGCACACCTGTCTTACAAGACTGATCTCAGTGGCAATCAATTTGTATTGGAAATACCACAAGCCACAACCAATTGTGGCTGTGGTAAAAGCTTTGCTATCTGACTGTGTGAACATATAAATAGATCTAAACAGCAGAAGTTTAGATCATGTTTATCAATACCCTCGATATCCCTGGCTATAGCCGCTTACACCAAATACTTCATACACTCAAGCATGTGCATCAGTTTGAGTTTGACAGTCATGATGGTGATCAGTTGCAGGAAACCCAACAACATTATTTGCATGTGCAACAACAGATTGTTGAGACCAGCACATTCAACACCTATCATACCAATCCAGAATATGCCAAAGCAGCGTTGATAACAGAAGCTATAAAAATGCTGTTGGAAATTGCTCCCAAGAGAAGGAAGAAAGCTGCCGTGCAAGAAACTAAAAAGAAACAACCCAAGCCTGATTTTTTGGATGTGGACAAGGATGGAAACAAAAAAGAGCTATTCAAGAAAGCTGTGGCTGACAAAGCCAAGGCAGACAACCTGGATGAAAAGTGGGGCAAGGAGATGAAACCCGCTGCCAAGGATATGGACAAGTGGGAAGGTTATACTATCACAGAGCTCAAAGCACGCAAAAAGAAGCTCATGGACAAAGAGGAAAGAACTGCTGCTGAGAGCAAGGAAGTTAGGCAGATCAATTTCGCTATCCGTGCCAAGCAGGGAAACAGTTTGGGCAAGGTCAAAGAAAGCATGCTCATGGAAGATGAGAATCTGGACAAAGCTGAGACACTGTTGGCAGCCAAGGATCTCAGCGATCGTCTACAGAACATGGCAGAAGATGCTGCCAAGATGGCAGTGGACCGCCTCATGCCCTTGGTGGACGTGATGAAGAGCCAGTTTGGTCAAGAGCCAGCTGATGCTTTCAACCAGATAGTCAAGGCCCAACTGCAAACTGTGTTGGACACCATCATCAGCGCCAAGGATCAAACAGACAACGCCATCCTCACACTACAAGGCGGTGGTGTTCCCAGCATGGGCAGTGACATAAGTCAACCCGTGCCAGGTGCTGAAGCCCCTGCTGCAGAACCACAAGTGGGTGGCGAAGAAGAATTTCAAGCAGGACCTGCAACTGCTGGACCAGCAGAAGAGCCCTTGGGCAGAAGCATGAAAGAACCCATGCGTGAAACATTGCGCGCGGGCGGTCCTTTCAAAAGAAAGATGGAAGAAAGTGCCAAACCTGAAGACATAATCACAGATGCCAATGATCGTCGCAGATATATTGCCTTGCGAAAGCAAGAAGAAGATCACTTGGCTCAAGCAGGAAAACCCAAAGACACAAAACAAGCTCATCACAAAAAGATGGCTCAACAACACAATGATCAAGCCAACGATATTCTCGACAAATATCGCAGCAGTGTTGAAGAAGCTCAACAGCCCAACGCAACACAAACAATTCAAGACATGGCCACCAAGGGCAAAGATGCCACAGGCAAACCTTTGAGCCCCACTCAAAAGATGGCCGCAAAAAAGGCAGCTGATGAACTTGTCAAGGCCAATCTAGAAGAGAAACTCACCAAGAAAATGGCTGCTGGCGAAATCATCAGTGATTTTGTCAACAGTGATGATCCCAAATTCAAGGGCAAGAGCAAAGCAGAAAGAACCCGCATGGCATTGGGAGCATACTATGGCATGCACCCAGAAAAGAGCAAAAAACAGGAAAGCTACAATAATGTGAAAGCGGTTGTTGAATCACTCACAACTGAATTCAACAACCTGAAGATGAAATTTCAACAACACAAAAAGATTTTTCAAGAATCAGTAAGACATGGTGCAACATTTGATATCTTGAATGAAGGGTATGGTTTGGAGGGTGCAGCTATCCTGGAACAAATGAAACAAATCAAGACACACCTGGATACACATCGCGCAACTTTGAAACAACTGAGAACAGAAATACAAGAACAATTTGCATTAGACCAAACTATTGTTACAAAAGTGCAAAAACTAAGTGAACAAGCACAGACTTTGCCTTATGGCATTGTGGGTGTGCTCAGCAACAAACAAAAGTTCCGCAAGTTTTTTATCAATGAATCACAAAGAACCACATGGATAGAATACAATCAAGAATACATCAAGGAAAGCACACTGGTGGATCCTCAAGATCTAGACAGAGTTAGAAACAGACTTAAAAACAACATCTAATCCCAATGCCAAAACAAACAAGGGCTCTTGCGAGCCCTTGTTCTGTCTCTGCACTCTAGACATCCAACCTAAATAGTTGATCATGAGAGCATTTGAAATATTACAAGAACAAACTGTTGAACAGGATGCACAAGATGCATTGATTACGTTGCTCACCAGCATGCATGCTATGGGTATTGCCAAAGTCAAAGTCAGCCAGGTGATCAAAAGTCTAGAAGACCAGAATTTCTTCGTGGATATACCCTGGATACGAGAAAACATTCAGGACATGGACATTGTTGATGCTGAAAGCAGTGATGAAGAAACCATCATACTCAACGATGTCAGTGGCAAGAGTGCTGAACCACAAGCAGGCAAGCCAGAACAAGAACAAGACAGTGAGCAGCAAGTGGATCGCATGGCCAAACACGCTCTCAACAAAAGGATTAGCTAATGGTTACAGCTAGTTGGTTTTTATCAGCAACAGAAGCACGCAATAACATAGTCAAATGTATCGCTGTGCATGGCGAAATCACAGACATTGAAAATCAAGTTTTATTGGCTGTACAAAGAGGAGATTATGAGGTCACTGTAAATGGTGGTACTCCCATGACCAACAACAGTCAAAATGTGAGCAGAACATTTACTGTAGATCAAATTACAAATATACTCACAATACCTCTTCATGGCTACAGCACAGGTGATGCAGTAATGGTGGGCAGTACCAATGAGTTGCCACCGCCACTCATGCCTTTTACCAATTACTATGTGATTTATGTGGACATCAACAGCATCCGATTGGCCACCAGCAAACAAAATGCTCAAGCTGGCAGGGCAATCAGCATTGATTTGGATGCTGGTGTAACCA